ACCGCTACGGAAGCCGCTGTGCAGAGCCAGATCAACGGCCAGATTAATCCAACGGTGGTGACTCCCCCACTGCCTTGGACGGCCTAAGTTAACGGGAAGCTGCCACCCGACTCTGGCAGCACTTTGAAAAGGAAAACGAAATGGAAAACAAAAAGCCCCAGATCGTAACTATCGACGGCGTTGAGCACGACGCAAACACCTTCACCGAGCAACAGGTTCTCCTGCTGAACCACACCATCGACCTTGACCGGAAGATTGGCTCGACCACGTTCCAGCTGCAGCAACTCCAAGTGGGCAAGGACTCGTTCCTGAAGCTGCTCAAAGACGCGCTGGCTGCTGACCCCGCCGTGGTTCAGGACGTTGAAGCCGTGGGCGGTACCGACTAATGATCGTGGAGACGATGGCCGTAATCGCAACTGCTAAGGCAACTATAGCGGGAGTGAGGCAAGCCATCGCCTTGGGTAAGGATGCGTCCGCGCTGATTCACGAATTCTTTGACGCCAAGGATGCCGTGATGAAGGTGCGGGCCAACCCGCCCAAGAAGGCGTTCCAGTCCGCCAACTCGGAGGCCATGCAGATTATCCAGTTGGCCGAGGATATGCAGCAAGTTGAGGAGGAGATCAAAATCTCCTTCATGCGCCGTGGCAAGACCAACCTCTGGATGGACTTCCTGCGTGAGCGCAACGCCATCGTAGCACGCAACAAAGCCGAGGAAATCGAGATGGACAACGCCAAAGCCAAGCGCGCCAAGGAGATCGAGGAAGTCATCGAGCTGGTGCTCCTCGCCGTAGCTGCTGCCGGTATCGTCACCCTAGTCGCTTGGGGCACAATGGAATACGTTGACTTCATGCGGAGATGATATGGAAACCCTACTCAACCTACTCAAAGGTATTGCCCCTGCTGTTGCTACCGCTGTCGGTGGCCCTCTGGGTGGTCTTGCTGTCTCTGCTATCGCTGACAAGTTTGGCGTTTCGGATTCTGTGGAAGCCGTGGCCAAGGCCATTGCAGGTGACCCCCAAGCGGCGCAGAAACTGGCTGAGCTAGACCTGCGTCAGTTCGAGCTGGAGAACCAAGACCGCGACTCCGCCCGCCACATGCAGGAGACTGCACTCAACCAAGAGGACAAGTTCGCCAAGCACTTCATCTACTGGTTCGCGTGGTTCTGGAGCGTGGGATCAATGGCCTACTTCTTCGCCATCACCTTCGGCACGGTGCCCGCCAGCGGCAAGGACTTCGGCAACATCATCCTAGGCTTCCTGCTGGGCACGGCAGTGGCTACCATCATCAGCTTCTTCTATGGCTCCAGCAAATCCAGCAAGGACAAGTCGGAAACCCTTAGCAAGGAGCTGCTGAAATGACGCCCCACTTCACCCTCGCGGAGCTGACCCACACGGACCACCGCACGATGGACAACACGCCCAATGACCAAGAGAAAGCTAACCTCCAGCGCCTTGCAGAGTTTCTGGAGCAGGTCAAGTCTGCCCTCGGAGGTAAACCCATCATGGTCAACTCTGCGTTCCGTAGTAAGCAGGTAAACGATGCAGTGGGCTCCAAGGACACCTCTCAACACCGCTTGGGCTGCGCTGCCGACCTCCGGGTGCCGGGCATGACCCCCGATGCAGTAGTCCGTGCCATCCTTGCGGCAAACCTACCCTTCGATCAAATCATCCGTGAGTTCGACGCTTGGACGCACATCAGCATCCCGAACTCCACCGCGCTGCGCCCCCGCCGCCAAGCCCTTATCATTGACAAAGCAGGCACTCGACCATTTGCCTGATTCATGGGAAAATGAGTCATGCTCAAAAAACTTACCCTCAAGCCCGGAGCGAACCGCGAAAACACGCGCTATACCAATGAAAACGGCTGGTATGAGACCGACAAGGTGCGGTTTCGGCAAGGTACGCCAGAAAAAATTGGCGGGTGGGCACGCATCTCCGCGTCTACCTTCTTAGGTGTCTGCCGCTCTCTGTGGAACTGGGTAACCCTTGGGGCGCAAAACCTGCTGGGTGTGGGTACCAACCTGAAGTACTACATCGAGAACGGCGGGGTCTACTACGACGTGACGCCGATCCGAGCCACGCACACCCTGACCAACCCCTTCACGACCATCAACACGTCCAACGTAGTCACGGTACTGGACGCTACGGGGGGCTACACGAACGGGGACTACGTTACGTTCACAGGCGCAACAGCGGTGGGTGGGCTGACAATCAGCGGCGAATACCAGCTCACGCATATCAGCGGGGCTACCTCATACACTATAACTGCAGCCTCTCCAGCTACTTCCGACGCGACAGGCGGAGGCACTGTGTATGCCTCCTATCAAATTGATACCGGCCCGGCCTATGCAGTGCCGCTGTCCGGGTGGGGTGCAGGCGTGGGGATCAGGCGTCTGGGGTACTAGTGCCAGCACTACCGATGCGCTTCGTATTTGGAACTCGGACAACTTCGGGCAAGACCTGCTGTACGGCCCTCGGGGCCTGCCGTTGTACTATTGGAACGCCACTGTTGGCAATATCCCGTCTACGGTCAACATAACCATTGCCAGCCCAGCCATCGTAACGGCGGCATTGAACCTCCCAGACGCTACGGCGATCCAGCTGCAGACTACCGGAGCCCTGCCAACGGGACTTATAGTCGGTACAACCTACTACACCAAGTACTTGTCACCTACTAGCTTCAACTTGGCGCTTACGCCGGGCGGGGCCGCGATCAACACCACCGGCACGCAGTCTGGGATCACGCAAATCTCGCCACGGGGCATACCGGTGTCCGCACTCAACGGCGCCTCCAGTGTGCCGCTGTACCAGAACAGCTTCATCGTCTCAGACACCAGTCGCTTCGTATTGGTGTTTGGCACCAACGATATTGGCAGCACGGTGCTCGACCCTATGCTAGTGCGCTGGTCGGACCAAGAGTCCACGGTGGAGTGGTACCCCGCAGCCACCAATCAGGCGGGCAGTTTGCGCTTGTCGCACGGCTCACAGATCGTCACGGTTATGCAGAGTCGGCAGGAGCTTGTGGTTTGGACCGACTCCACGCTGTACTCCCTGCAGTATTTGACTCCGCCTATCGTTTGGGGAAGCCAGCTGCTGGGCGACAACATCTCCATCGCGGGCCCTAACGCAACGGCGCTGGCCGCGAACGTGATCTATTGGATGGGCGTGGACAAGTTCTATAAGTACGACGGACAAGTTCAAACCCTGCGCTGCGATCTGCGGCAGTACATCTACAGCGACATCAACTTGCTGCAATTGGATCAGGTCTACTCCAGTACCAACGAGGGGTTCAATGAGGTGTGGTGGTTCTACTGCTCCGAGAACTCCAATACGGTTGATAAGTACGTGGTGTACAACTACCTTGAGGACGTGTGGTACTACGGGTCTATGGCGCGTACGGCATGGCTAGACACGGGTCTGCGCAGTTACCCAGTCGCCGCTACCTATGCAGGCAACATCGTGAACCATGAGTTCGGTGTGGACGACGGCACTCTGGCGGTACCTGTGGCTATCGAGGCCTCCATCACCAGCGCCCAGTTCGACATTGACGATGGCCACAACTTCGCATTCGCATGGCGCATGCTGCCTGACTTGACCTTCCGGGGCTCCACAGACGGTACGGTGCCTAGCCTGACCATGCAGCTGCTGCCGCTAAAGAACTCGGGCTCGGGCTACAACGTGCCTAAATCAGTGGGCGGCACCAGTGCCGACGCTACGCAGGCGGTCACGGCTACCCAGAGCTACCCAATTGACTTGGACACCTACAACGGCCAGATCAACATCCGAATCCGTGGGCGGCAGATGGCCATGCGAATTGCCTCTAACCAGCTAGGTACGCAGTGGCAGCTCGGTAGCCCTCGAATCGACATCCGTCCTGACGGCAGGCGCTAAACATGACCCTCATCGTTACCGCCGAATACTCCCTAGACCGGGTAGCTGCCCCCCGGCTACCCACCGCTACGCCTGAGTACAGTAAAGCGTACCTTGACCAGCTCAACAACATATTGCGGCTGTACTTCAACCGCCTTGACAATGTTTTAGGACAGCTTATGGCGACCGACACCACCGTACCAATCTCGTTCCCTGCCACCGCGCTAGATGCGTTTGGGCGTCAGCGGGTCAGCCAGCCCTACACCTTGTTCGACAGCCAGAACCGGTACACGCAAGACACCCAGTACGACACTGCCGTGACCGGCACGGGCACGACCACCTACATAACAGCGCAGTCGTCCGTGGACATGACCGTGACTGCCGGAGGCGTGGGTTCCGTTGTTCGGCAGACGTTCCGTAGCTTCCCGTACCAACCCGGCAAGGGCTTGCTGCTGTTGGCCACCTTCTGCATGGACGGCAGTCAGAGTCTGAACCTGACGCAGCGCGTGGGCTACTTCAACACGGAGAACGGTACGTTCTTCCAACGCATCGACGGCACCAACAGCTTTGTGCTGCGCTCCTCGGTCACAGGATCGGTCAGTGACGCCCGTACGGTAAACCAATCCTCATGGAATGGGGACAAGCTGGACGGCACTGGGGCCTCGGGGTACACCCTTGACTCCGCCAAGTCTCAGATTCTGTGGATGGACTTCGAGTGGCTGGGCGTGGGCTCGGTGCGCTGTGGGTTCATCATCGACGGCCAGTACATCGTCTGCCACACCTTTACCAACGCCAACGAGATCACCTCGACGTACATGACCACAGCTATCCTGCCTGTGC